CGTTTGGGTTTCGGCTAAGTCGATTCCTGGACGCGCTTTTTATTTTGAGACATACTTACCAGAGTATGCTGCAATGTACGATAAACTGCCCATCAGTGCCTTTGTGGCTCGTCCTCAGACACCTGAACCTGATATGAACCTACCCAACCTACAATTCTGGAATTGTATGGACTATGGTGTAGTAAGTATTGATAAGAAATTCATTGGTAGTATGGACTTTGAGTGCTATACACGGGACTTTGGTGCTCAAAAAGGCACCTATGTCTGTACAATTGACAATTATCACCGTGATCCAGATATGGTTGATTGGGCAACGAGTGAAAATCCTGCTGAACACAAGTCCCATAACCTTATTGAGTTGAATAATGGACAATTTGCACTTTATCCAAACAACAGATTACGTATATTTGATAACAGTTTGACACCTGTTGAGCCAAAAATGCCTGATTTTAAAGTTTCAACTCAGTATTATCAAGTTGAAAATGGTTTTGAGCGTCTTGGAATGGGTAGAGAAGACGAATATTTCTGGAAAACTGCTAAAGAACGGGATAGCAACCCCGTAAAAAGTTCTGATTTCACAGATCAGGAGTAAAAATGAACGATTTTTTAGACAATTTAGCTAATCATCAACATCAAAAGATGCTTCGTGAGATTGCGAATGATGATTTGACACCTAAAAAGCATGATTTTAAAGTTCAAAATGATCTTCATGAGAAAATTCGCAATGATGAAGACTATGATGATTGGGAATATGGCACTGAACCAATCCCTCTTAATGAATTTTGACCCCTATAAATAAGACAGAATATATCATACAAACATAAATAATGCCTTTAGAAAGGGTAAGTCAAGGTTTTAAGGATATTAGCGCATCATTTCAGAGTAATCCTCTGACGAATGACTTGATTGCTCTTAAAAATGCTTCGGCTGTTGCAAGATCAGTTCGTAATATCGTCTTTACTTACCCAGGTGAAAAATTTTTTGATCCAAATTTTGGGTCTCGTATTGGCCAATCGCTTTTTGAAAACATTGATAACATTACAGCGATTACAATTAGAGATGAAATAGAAAATTCTATTCGTAATTATGAACCAAGAGTTATATTGGATAGAGTTTTGGTAGATCCAGACTTTGATAACAACTCATTCAATGTGACTATTGTGTATAGAATTGTTGGATCGGATATACCATCTCAAGAACTAGAGTTTGTATTACAATCAACTCGATAAATGGCACTAATAAACTACGCAAATCTGGATTTTGACCAGATTAAATCAACTCTTGTAGAATATCTTAGAAATAATTCCAATTTTACGGATTATGACTTTGAGGGGTCTAATCTGGCAACGATTTTGGACGTTCTGGCTTATAATACTTACTTGACATCATATAATGCTAATATGGTGTCTAATGAATGTTTTATTGATAGCGCAACTTTAAGGGAAAATGTTGTTGCTTTAGCAAGAAATATTGGATATACCCCAAGATCAAGAAAAGCATCAACTGCTTTTGTTAGTTTTTTTGTTGATACTGATGGAATTACTCCAGCTCCAACATCCATAACTCTAAAAAAAGGTCCCGTTGCTACTTCTAACGGAGCATTTGGAAGTGATTCATATGTTTTCTCAATATTAGATGATGTTACAGTTCCCGTAGTCGATGGAATTGCTACTTTTGATTTACTTTCGATTTATGAGGGATCATATATCACTGAAACCTATACATATAATTCAAGAAATCCAAATCAAAGATTTTTAATCAATAATGTTGGTGTCGATACTGAACTCATTCGCGTAAGAGTTGGTACGAATAGCAACACATTAAAGCAAACATATGCTAAGCAAGATAGTTTGTTTGATATTGATGGAGATTCGAGAGTCTATTTCCTACAAGAAGTAGAAGATGAAAGATATGAAATTATTTTTGGCGATGGAATATTTGGAAAAGCATTAAGTGAAGGCAATGTGATAGAAATTTCATATTTGACAACAAGTGGCGGTGGATCAAACGGACTAAGTGTCTTTGCTTTTAATGGCAGAATGACTTATGTAAGAAATTCTATTGAGTATACAATTTCTCAAGGTGTTTCTCTCATCACTACAGATATAAGTTCAACTGGTGGCGATGTAATCGAAAAGGTAGATTCAATTAAAAAGTTTGCTCCCAGAATTTATGCTTCTCAAAATAGAGCTCTAACAGCAAATGATTATGAAACATTGATTCCGGCAAAAATTTATCCAGAAACAGAATCAATTTCTGTTTTTGGTGGTGAAGATCTGATCCCACCTCAATATGGAAAAGTTTTCATCAGCATTAAGCCCAGAAATGGAGAATTTCTCCCAAATCTCATCAAACAAAACATTAAGAGAGATTTGAAGAAATATGCTGTTGCTGGAATTATTCCAGAAATACTAGATCTCAAGTATCTTTATCTTGAAGTAAATTCAAAAATTTATTATAATTCCAGCCAAGCACGATCTGCGTCAGATGTATCGTCAATCATCCAAAATAATGTAAACAGTTATGCGGATTCAAGCGAATTGAATAAGTACGGAGCCAGGTTCAAGTACAGTAAATTCTTAAAGATCATTGATGATAGCCATGAGTCGGTTACATCTAATATAACCTCTGTATCGATGCGGAGAGACGTTAGGGCTGCCCTTAACGCACTCGCTGAGTATTCTATAGGGTTTGGTAATCAATTCCATATTTCAAGTATGAATGGATATAATATCCGTTCTAGTGGATTTAAAGTAGCTGGTATTTCTCAAACAGTTTATCTCTCTGATGTACCAGGAACAAATAGACTTACTGGTTCTTTATTCTTGTTTACTCTTTCCTCTCCAACTGCAACTAATCCAACAGTTGTTAGAAGAAATGTTGGAACAATTGATTATGTAAAGGGAATTGTTACTTTAAATCCGATCAACATTCAATCAACCTCAAAAATAATTGATGGTCAGTCAGTTGTTCAAATTATTGCCACACCACAGTCAAATGACGTTATTGGACTTCAAGATCTCTATCTTCAATTAGATATCAACAATAGTGTATTTGAAATGGTAACGGATTCTATTGCTTCTGGTTTGGATCCTTCAGCATCATCTTATGTCGTATCTTCAAGTTACGACTACAACAGAGGTCTTCTGATAAAGCCATAAAATGACAGATACTAGAGTAAAATTTCAAACGATTGTAAAAAATCAACTCCCAGGTTATGTGAGAGATGAATTTCCTCTTCTTGGGGAGTTCCTACAGCAGTATTATATCTCTCAAGAATTTCAAGGAGCTCCTGTAGATTTAATACAGAATATTGATAGATATGTCAAATTAAACAATAATGCCAACACTATTAATTCTACATTATTAAGATCGGATATTGATTCTCTTGATGAAACTATTGCTGTCAGTAATACCAATGGATTTGCGGAAGAATATGGATTAATCCGTATTGGCAGTGAAGTTATTACATATACTGGAAAAACATCAACTAGCTTTACTGGATGTATCCGTGGATTTACTGGATATGTTGAAGATGCTGGTTCAAGTGATTTTGTGTTTTCAAATTCTGTTTCTAGTGCTCACGAAAAAGACTCAGTTGTAGAAAACTTAAGTGTAGATTTTTTATCAAAGTTTTTTAAAAAAGTAAAATACCAAATTCTCCCTGGTCTCGAAGATAGAACACTTTATAGCGAATTGAACAAAAATTTGTTCGCAAAGCAATCAAAAGATTTTTATACTTCAAAGGGAACTGATGAATCATTTAAAATTCTCTTTAAGGCATTGTATGGAGAAGATGTTGAAATAATTAAACCAGCAGAAAATTTATTAACTCCATCACAATCTCTATACAAAATCACTAAAGATATGGTCGTTGAGCCATTATCTGGAAATGTAATGGATATTCGCGGATATACCTTATATCAAAATGAATACAAGAATATCATATACAAATCATATGCTCCTGTTGTTGATGTTGAAAGAATAGTGGTTGGAGGAGCAACCACAGATTATTATAAAATAAGTTTTGATGCTAATTATAATCGAGATTTGAGAATTGATGGGTCCGAATATGGTAGATTTGTTTCGCATCCAAAAACCAAACTTATTGGAAATTATACAACATCATCAACTACATTTGATGTAGATTCCACCGTGGGATTTCCAACATCTGGAGAATTGAGTGTTAGATATACCGATACAACTGTTGGGGTTGTTTCATATACATCAAAATCATTAACTCAATTTTATGGATTGACTAATATCAGCGGAGGTATTGATAGTGGATCTACTGTAGGAATAAACACTTATGCTAGAGTCACCCTAAATGATGGTAGTGTTGTTCAAGTTAGAATAGTAAATGTTCTTTCAGATCTTCACACCGGAGAATTAGTTGGTTGGGTTAATGGAAGGCCATATTATGGACCATATCATATACATCGTGGTAGAAAGATGGTTGGAGAAAGGCACATTTTAAAGACGCATTCGTACATTTATGAAACCAAGGAAGATAGTTTATCTAACCCAGAAAATTATGGAAATTTGGAAAATACATCAACAACAACCTCAGGAAATTATTCAACAAATATAACTAACAATTCTGGATCACCTGGCAATACTTCTGGCGGAAGTTCTGGGTATGGTTACTAAATAAGTAAAAAAGTCTTGGGCAGATATGTCGCAGCAGTTGAATAGTAAATATTACGAAAAGGGTGATACCATTCAGGTCAAAACTCTGGGAACTGTCGCAAAAGACGCTGCGGCAAATTCCTGGTTAATTAATGCGGCTACTACCTACAAAGTAGATACCCTCGAAAAAATTAATACAGTTAATTATAGATACAAATTAACTCTTAACAATCCTCATATTTTTAGAGTAGGTGATACAGTAACTGTTACTGGAAATAATTATAGTGGAACGTCAAAAGTATATTCTGTCAATAGTAATAAAATAATTACCATTGGAGATCAAGGAAGCCTTGATAACGTTTCCGTCTCTTCTATTGAAATTAGAAAAAATATTCTAAAGGGAAATTCCAGAAATTTCAGTATTGATCAAATTGCCACAAACGTACAGAACGTATATAAAAAAGAACAAAATACATTAGTAGCTTCATCGTCCATACCATATTTCAACAATACATCACTGGGAATAAAGAAAAACGTTATTACGTTTAGCGGAACGTTTTCTTCCGATACATTTAAAATTATCGCCAGTGGTGATCATGGATTTTATACTGGAGATGCTGTTTACTATACACCACAGCAAGTAACTACAACTAGCACCGATATTGACGGAAATACTGTATCCACAACAGTTACGCAAACTGGAATTGCTGAAGAGGGAATTTACTTTGTAAAGAGACTTTCAGATCCAACTTCTATTAAGTTGGCAAAAAGCAGAAGTCAATTAGATCAACAAAATTATATAACAACCGAAGCAATTTCTGTTACAGACAACACCATAGAAATTTATAAATTTAAAGATAAAACTTTAAACAATCAAAAATTATTCAGAGAAATTCCAAAACAGAATAATGATTTAAATGAAACTGTAACATTTCCAGGAACCAGAAATGGTATTTTGGCAAACGGAGTTGAAGTATTAAATTATAAATCATTAGACTTTGTTCATTATGGAAAACTTGAATCAATTAGCGTAGATAATCCAGGGAATGAATATGATATTATCACACCACCAAACTTAGTAATTACAGATACGACTGGTGTTGGTGCTACTGGCAATTTAGCTGTCAGAGGTTCTTTTAAGAGAATCGATTTGTTAGATGGTGGTTTTGATTATATTGGAGACCCAAAAGTTGTTATCTCTGGTGGTAATGGAAAAAATGCTACTGCGGCTGCAAGTGTTAAGTTTGTCACCCATGAAGTAAACTTTAATAGTGAAGAAGTTTTTGGACTTGTTACTCTTGGTTCAACATCTGCTATTGGATTTTCCACTTATCATAAATTTAGAGACTATGAGAAGGTAATATACAAACCAAACGGACAAACTCCAATTACTGGTTTATCAACAGGCGCTTCTTATTATGTTTCTGTTCAGAATTCAACAAACGTAAAATTACACAATACATACCAAGACGCAGTTTCTGGTATTAATACAGTAATATTTACTGGATATGGTTCTGGAAGACATACTCTCTTAGCAGAACAGACGAAAAAAGTAATATCTTCTATTACAGTTACTAATCCTGGTCAAGGATATGAAAATAAAAAGACA